TAACTAATTATAATGCTAAATTAAATCAAGAAGGCGGGTATGATATTAGTATAGATTTAAAAACCGCAGGACACGGACTATATCACTCTTCTACAAGTAAAAATAGACATCAACATATACCTATATTAAATGAGAATACAGGAAAAGGTGACCCTTTTTCTAATAATTTAGACGAAAGAAATGGGTTAATACTTTTATCAAAGATAAAAGCAAATATACAAGAAGTTTTTAAAATCAACAATGCATTTCAATACAAAGTTGATAATGGCACTAACGTAGACCAATCTTCTACTTTTTATATACGACCAAAAAACTCAGAGAAAAAACTTAAAGAAACTATTAGTATGTTAGAAACCCAAGGATTTGAAGTAGAAGAAGTTAGAACGGCAGCAAGAACAGAAAAAAAGTATAAAAATCCAGCACATTCAAATAGTGAAGGGTTCGGCAGCCCAAGTTTCGGCAACACAGCAGGCGGTGCGGCTAATTATGTAATGAATCAAAATGCTGGTGTTGATGTAACTATGGTTGATGTTACAACAGATGAAAAACTACACGGATTCGTTGCGATACATAAATCATACAAAGACTTAATAATATCTTGTGTAATGAGTCCGGAAAAAACAAAGATAGGAGAAGAAGTAAAAGAAGGAAAAGATAAAGAAGGTATCGATAACCAAGGTAACACTCAAGTTGGTGTACACTCGCTTTATTTAAATTACTATTGTAGTATGAAATACATAGAAGACAATGTACTAACAAGACTCTTCGGAACCGCTGATATAGATTCAGGGATAATAACAACAGGAATAAGGTCGTTATTCATAAGCCAAGAAAAAATAAATGAAGGAATTAAATTTCCTAAAGATAACTCAACTCCTATGTTAGAAAGTAATTTAATGTTAACACACAGACAATTGGTACCAAAAAGTTTTACTGATTGTTTAATAAATACAGAAGCTATGAAAGCACTTCTTGGTCGTACACAATTAGGAATACATCAATCTGATGATAAAAAACAAACTCCGATGATGAAATCGTATTCTCGAGCATTAGGAAAAATTTTAGACAAAGGTCGTGGTTTTATAATAACTAATCCTGTAGTAACTTCTGATGAATCAAAAGATGCTAAAGCAACAAACCCAAATCACGTTCAAGCAAAACTACGAAATATGTATGTTAATATAAACGTAGTACAAGACTCTTTTTTAGGAACTAATAACAGAGCTTTTTGTGATAGAAACTTTTTTCCTACTCTAAAAAGAGATGGTTCAGGAGAAGCGGAAGAGATAGATGCTAAAGACTATGATTTTATTTTCAAAGATGATATAACATATTTTCAAGATAGAAACGTATTTTTTGATAAGATGGCGTGTGTAGGAAGTCTACGAGAAGGCTTGATGAATCTTTATAATAGAATATCTTCTAACTTTCACAACTTTCCAAACTTTGAAGTAGGCGCAAATGTACACTTACCTGGATTTTTAAGTGTTTATGATTTACGAAATTCTAATAAACAAGAACATTTCATATTTGATGTATATTCAAAAAACTCTATCGTAAAGTCTTTAGAATTAAATAGTAAAATTCCTAAGAACGTAGAATTAGCCGCTACTATAGGAGCTAGCACAAACTTTGATTTAACTGATGTGTTAGGCGGACTTAATTCAGGCCTAAAAGCTGAGTTGTTACAAGATTTAAATATTAAAGACAGACCAACTGCTAATCTTTATAATCCGGTATATGCTTCATCATTTGGGCGTATTGTTTACCCATTAACCCAAAATAATGAAGCACCGCCTTCAAGTATTGCGAGACCCGATTATGACCCTGAAGAAGACGCTCCTGCTTTTAATATAAGCAGTGTAACAGACATAAATGTTATTGTCGAAAATGGTTCACGTGGAGCTCTTCCATCAGAAGAAGTTATATCTGATGCTCCTTTAAACTTTTTAAGAGTTGAAAGAGAAAAGTATTCTTCATCATTTGCTGGTATCGCTCCAACATATGTATTACAAAATCGACCACCTACTAATGAACACGATTCTACACCTGATGCGGAAGATAAAAAAGCTCGTGATATGTATCCTGATTTAAATAAAGGACTCGCAAAAATGTCGGACCAAATGGACGGCTTATTTTCACTATCAGGAAAGTATACGAGTAGTGCCACCGGTAAAGCTATGATAACAGGTATAGAAGTAAAAGGCGGTAATGCAGGCGGGATAACTCTTAACCAATTTAGTTTGACTCATAGTACTATTGTAAATAATGTAGACGACGGCAGTAGAAAAGTTCCTTATGTATCAATCAGTACACATTCTGATTACCAAAACTATATAGACCACGTAATTTATCTTGATAATGTAAATTCTTTAGAAAAATTAAATAATACAATAAGTTATTTTGAGTTATCTTTCAAGATAGATGGAATAAGTGGTATACTGCCAGGACAAGCTTTTACGGTTAGTTATTTACCTGATGGAATTAGTGACAACTTCTTTTTTATTGTTAAAAATATAGAACAAGAATTAACTTCTGACGGGTGGGAAACTTCTATTACAGGATTGATGAGAAGAAAAACTAAGTCTATGCCACAACCTAAAAAGAAGTCTAAAACTAAAAAAATATTTAAAAAGAAAAAAGAAAACATTAAAAAAATAATATCTAATCCAACACCTAAACCTAAACCAAAACCAGCTCCTACACCTGTGGGAGACCCATTACCTAATGTGCCATATCCTAACATACCTGTTCCTTCAGATGAAGAAGATATCGCAGATGATTTGCCTTTAGAACCGTTAGAGTTTGAAGATTTTTCAGATATGCCTAAACCGCCTCCTATACCACCCGTACCAAGACCGTCTATTCCTGTTCCATCAGATGAAGAAGATATAGCTGATGATGTAGAATTAGAAGAATTAGATTTTGATTCGTTTGAAGATTGGGAAGTACCGCCCCCTCCGCCGCCCTTTATTCCATATGCTATGGTAGAGAATGAAACTGCTAATATAATATTACAGATGACAGATGGGCAAGCGAACATACAACCTTTTAAAGACGCACCACAACAAGATGTTAAATTATATCCTAAAGGTCGTGAAAACTCACACCCTATAATATTCTCTTTAGGTGTTACAGATGTTTTGAGTATAGAAGAGTTTAATAATATAAGAAAAACTTATTTTCAATCATTCGGCAAAGACCCAAAAGATTTACTTGATAGATTATACACAAGATTAGAGTATTCTGATTCTGTTGCAGGTGATGATAATTCGAACTTTGGTGAATGGGATAAAAGAGAAACAACTTATTGTTATATAGCAAATAGAAAAACAGAAGATGGTATGATGATAGGTGATAAGATACAGGAGATGAGAAAGACTCTACAAGCACAAGTAGGTAATGACCCTAATAACACAACAGGACAAGATAATGATTTTACAAATGACATTATTAATGCTATATTAAATCAACCTGAAAGAACAAAATTAACGGTTCTAAAAGACAAAAAGAAAAACGACAGAAAAAATATTAAAATAAAAAGAGGAAGACCAGCACCTATGAATCCTGCGTTGATGCGAGACCCTAATGCACAGCCAAGTCCAGGTCAAGACCCTCCTTCAGGAAAACCAAAGAGAACAAAGAAAAAGAAGCCAGCAACACCTCCTTCAAGTTATTTTGGTGGGGATGAGTGGCAAAATAATTTAATATATAGATTAGTTCCTAAATGGAAAACACTTGGTGCTGTATTAGGTAAAGCTGAAGCCGCAATAACTACTACAGACAGATTAAACGTAACGCAACGAGGAACTTATTTTAAAAACCAAGTAATGTATGGAACAGGAAGAGAAAGTGGAGGCGAAGACCCTGTACCATTTAGTGAACGAAGAAAATTTTGGGATTCAATGATAGAAGCAAGAGAGCCGGGCGCGTCTAAAGAAAAAAGTCAAAAGTCACGATGTAGGGCAGCTGAATCAGAAATAAAAGAAGATGGTAGTTATAATTATTTAAAGAGACTAACAGGTCCAAATGGTCCTTCAGATGTTAGAACATATCAATCGAGATTATAATGATAGATTATGATAAAATACGACAAATTCAAGATAACACTATGAGAGCAGTTCCTAATGCAGGAAGCGTACCTGACAACACATCTTTTATATATGTTTCTAATGGTACTTTAGTTAAAAAAGGAACTTCTTATCATATACATTATACATTTGACTTTGAAGAATATTATATGACGGGTGAAAGTCACGGACCTACATCTCGAATAATTAAACCTTTGAATCCTGTAGACGAAAGTAATTTCTCTGCTTACACTAATAACTTTGGAAAAACATATGAACCAATGGCAGATGTTTTTATAAAAGAAGGGCCGGAATCTAATGATTACGTTAATGGTTCATTTACACGATATTTTGTTATTAGAAGAAATGACCCAAGTGAAGGTCTTAAAGAAGTAGATGAAGATTTTGATTCTCCGTTATATGAAAAATTTAGTATTGAATGGAGATTAACAGGGAAAGCTAAAGATGTGTTCACTCAAAATAGAAGAACGGTTTTTGATGAAAATTTTAAACATCCTGGTCTTGATAGAATGTTATCTAATTATATAGAATACTACATTATACCAACAGCAAGTGAACTTTCAAAACAACGTAAATCATTAGGTATTGAAAAAATACCAAGAGATGCAAAAGGAAACATAGTTGTTCCTGCACCTACACAGAGTATACCTCTACAAGAAAAAAACAATGAAATAGTTCCAAAGAAACTTAAAAAAACAGGTAGCGCATTATCAGGACCGCCGGCAGGTGTAATGACAGGAGGAGCAGGCGGAAACGTAAGTTATTAAAAATAATACTTGACATTATCAATAAAAAGTTATATATTAAGACGTGGTTATAATAGAAAAGTACAACCAATTTGAGGACTTTGTGGATGAATATCGTTCTTCTGATTGGGTGTTCTTACATTTCATAGGAAGTAAAAACAAACATCCATTAAACGATTATCCGTTGATGCTATACGTACGGTTATCTAACGATAACGAATATATGCTATCATTCAATCACGATGAAGCTCCTGAACTAACTTTAGATTGTTTATTACATTTAGATACTGATGTTCCTAAATACGTAGCAGATATAAAAGCAGTTTGCCACTTTGCTAATTTTAGTAACGTTATTGATTTACAACAAGCAGAGTTTCAGAAACAAGGAAATTTAGTTGATAATCATATATTCCTGACTACTTCACATAGATATTTTCATTCTAAAGGGATGAATAATTTTGTTATTCCTTTAATGAAACATTTAGAGTATTGTCAAGATTTGTTCACAAACTATAAAGAAAATATAGGTGATGAATATAATGAGTTTTATTCAGATGCTAATAAAGTATTTGCAGATGTAGAACGAGTTGGATTATGTGTCAATCCACTAAGAGTACCAGCTGGACAATCAGATAATGTTTCGAAAGACCATTTGATGTTTACTAATTATAATGTGTTGACTCCTACAGGTAGACCGAGTAATACTTATGATGGTTTAAACTTTGCGGCTATGAATAAAAGTGATGGTTCACGTAAGATGATAGAAAGTAGATATGATGAATTAATTGAATTTGACTTTGATGCTTATCACGTAAGATTGATTGGTAAGATTATAGGATATGATTTTGGTGCTGAGAGTGTACACGAACATTTTAGTAAACTATATAACGTATCTTACGAAGAGTCAAAGACGATGACTTTTAAGTATTTATATGGTGGTGTACCTGATGATATAGCAAAAACACACGAATTTTTCGGTAAGGTTAAGAAATATTACACTAATCTGTGGTCACGTTTTAAGAGAGATAAAGTTTTAGTAACTGATATTTATAAAAGAAGAATAACATTAGATGTAAAGGACTTTTATCCTTCAAAACTTTTTAATTATATGATACAAAGTTTAGAAACAGAGAGAAACATATTAGTATTAAAGAGTTTGTTAAAAAAAACAAAAGACTTTAAAAGTACGTTAGTATTATATCACTATGATAGTTTTTTGTTTGACTACAACAAAAACGATGGAGATAAATTTGTTGAAATTGTTCAAAAAGAGTTACAACAAGATGGATTCCCTGTCAAGATGAAACGAGGTAAAAACTACGATGAACTCATTTGATAAACTGCTTACCAATATATCTTGGATGTATGATAAAGGCTATCCTGACTTCACTATAAAAGAAGATAGAGAAGCATTATACGATTATCTCTTATCTATAGGATTTTCACACTCTGATGTTATAGAATTATCTGAAAGATTTATTAGAGAAGACGATGAGTGGTGGACAAAATTGTCTCCTGAACAACAAGCACAATATATTAAAGACCACCCTAAATCACAAAAAGCATTAGATGCTAAAGAAAAAGAAGACGAGGATGATGAAGAAACATCAGAAAAGCCAAAAGATGATATTGATGTTAAAGTAGAAAAACAAAAAGAAAAATATGCGGAGAAAGGTTTAGATGAATTTGGTAAACCTACAGGAGAACCTAAAAATCCTAATTTAGATAAAGACATTACAGGAAAAGTAGGACCTAAAGGTGAAAAAGTAGAAGTCTTAAAAGTACACCATGGACTTGATAATGTTAATGCAGGAGTTCAAGAATCAAACGTTATTCCTGATGAAGATAAGAAAAATATAAGTTCTGCTATTCAAAAGATTAAAGAAGAAAAAGTAGAAACAATGGCAGACGAAGAGATAAATTGATTGAGAAGATGGGTAGCAGTAAAAGACCAAAAAGGACAGCCTGATGAAGAGAAACGAAGTGCTGAATTTTACATAGCAGACATAAGTCCAAATGATTGGAGATTCGGTAACAAAAGTGTAGGTGGCGGAGAACCTGCAAGACAAGCAAGAAAAAAAGCAACAATGACAGGTGGAAAAGGTAAAGCACCATATGATGAAATAGTAAAATTAGCAGATGCAGTTGGACTAAAAATGGCATCACCAACTAATTCAAGAACCACTTCAAAGATGATGGCTCCTACAGCAATAAATAAAAAGAGAAAAGAAGAAAAAATTAAGATAGACAAAAAGAAAGGTAAAGTTGTAAGTGCAACTATTGCAGGTCAAACACATACGAAAAAATCTGTACCAAGAATAAGTGATGTAGAAAAAGCTTTGATAGAAAAAGGTATGGACGCTGGTGAAGCGAAGAGAAAAGCAAGAAAAGCAGTATTAGGTATACAAAGATATAATGACCAAATAGATTTATTAGCAGAGACAGCTGAGGCAAGTAAAGGTAAATTAGAAGTAGTTGATTATGGTGATACAAGTACTACTGAAGGTAAAAAGACTGCAATTAATCAATGTTTACAAGACTTAGCAAATACATTAGAAGAAAAATTAGAAAGTACTACGCCTCCTCATCCACCATTATCAAGAAGCCATTATGAGTTAGCAGAATTAATTAGAAATGTAAAAAACCCATTAGAAGACCCTGAATGGGATAATCTATCATTTGAAGAACAACAAGAAAGAGCAAATAAATTTAATGAAGATATGGGGCAAATATTAGTAGAGATGAATGCATTAGGTGATATGATGACTTCACGTGCTGAAGTAGCAGAAGCTATAACTTATATGCACAGATTATCACAAGGATTTACTGCTATTTTACCATCATCTGAAACTTTTAAAGTAACTGATGTTTATGCTATAAAAGACCCAGGCGATACAAAAGACCCTGAAAAATTAGCAGAATCAATACAACAAGTATTAGTTAGTATTGAAGTATCAGGCGGTGAAAGTGTAAAGTATGATGCAGGAGCTAGGTCTTCTTCTGCTGGTAAAGTATCGTTAACCGTTTATAAGAATAAAAGCACACGAAAAACTATAAATGATTTACTTGATACATATGATAAAGTTTACAATGGAGATGATTATCCACCAAGTGATGAAGTTATAAAAGAGTTAGACAACGTAAGAGATGCAACTAAAGCACAAGTTGTAAATGATGGTATTATGACAGAAGAAGAATATGATAAGATTTACAACGCAGGATTAGAAACAGGCGAGAAAGCTTTTTCGGCATTTATGAAAAAAGCGGGGAATAAAGGAAAACTTATGAAAGCAGGGTTTACTGAAGATGATTTGAGAAGAGTTAAAGAAACTTTTATGAAACATTGTGCGCACGGAAAAGTAATGGCAGGAATAAATAATCGTGATACAGAATACAATAAGTTTAATAATGTTGCACACAAGATATCAGGATTTAAAAAAGATTCAGACACAGACGAAGTTATTAAAAAAGGTAAATATAAAACCGTAGAAGCAGATGGTATAAATACTATTTCAGGAATGGATTTTAGTTGTGACCAAGGATTTAGTATCGCATCGCCACCAAAGAAAAAGATAAGTCCTGAAAACACTAATCCATCAGCAATCGTAGCTTTAGACGCGCAGACAGGAAAAAAAGTTAGATAATGATAGATTCACAACTACTTTGTACTTTCTCTAACAAGAAAGAACTTACTGAAATGGTCTTACTCATCAAAGAGTCTGCACCACTTTCTATGAAAAAACTTTATGTTTTAGAAAGAACAGAAAACTCTAATGAGTTAATGTTGACCTATAATGTGTTAAAATCAGAAGTATCGGGATTTCTCCCTAACACAATATTATTACATCGAAAGAAAGAAACAAATACACTATACACAATCAATGCAGTTAACATTATAATTAGGAATGCTAACAACGGTATCTTAGACACATCGTATAGATTACAATGGAACAACTATCGTAATTGTATTTTATTGACAAATAAACAAGGCTTAAACAAAATAGATACACGATTAAAAGAAATTATTGATTTATAAAAATAAATTAACGTTTTGAATTTTACAACCATACTTATATATGAATGGTTACTCAAGTAACAATTAACAATTAAATAATAACAATAGGAGAATATCAAATGGATATTACAGCAATACGCAAAAGGTTAGAGCAACTTCAAACTTCTAACACGAAAACCAATAATCTTTGGAAACCACAACCAGGAAAACAAGTAGTCCGAATCGTGCCTTATCAACACAATAAAGAGAATCCTTTTCAGGAACTTTTCTTTCATTATGATTTAGGTGGCAAGACTTATTTGTCTCCGATAACATTTGGTCGTCCTGACCCAATCGAAGAGTTTGCACAAAAACTTCGTTCAAGTGGTAACAAAGATGATTATCAGATAGCAAAGAAACTCATGGCTAAAATGAGAACATTTGCACCTGTAATAGTTCGTGGTGAAGAAAGCGAAGGTGTTCGATTTTGGGGCTTTGGTAAAATGGTTTATCAAGAGCTTCTATCTGTAATAGCAGACCCTGATTATGGTGACATCACAGATTCAATGAATGGTCGTGATGTAACGGTAGAATTTATTTCTGCTGAAGAAGCAGGAAAGAACTTTCCTGTTACTAACATAAGGGTCAAGCCTAATCAAAATCCAATCACAGAAGATGATAAGATGCTTGATAAAATGTTGAATGAACAACCAAACATTCAAGAAATGTATCAAGAGAAGACCTATGAAGAACTTACTGAAGTTCTTAATACTTGGTTGACTCCATCTGAAGAAGAGGGTAATGATAAAGGCGATTCGGTGACAACTGAAGTTCTTTCCAAGAAAACGGTTAAAGACACTTCAGAAGCGTTCGACCAACTCTTCAATAAGTAATACAACGTAAACAGAAACTCGGGGCGGGCATAAGTTCGCCCCATTCGAATAGGAGTTATAGTATGTCTAATACTAAAGACGGGTTAGAGGGTCTTTTGGCCGACACCCTAAACAAAAAATTTAGCAATCAAAAAGTAGCTTACTTTCTTGATGGTAGTGATACAACACCCACAGATATTAGAGAATTTTTATCTACAGGTTCGAGTATATTAGATTTAGCAATATCTAATAGACCAAATGGTGGTATAGCTGTTGGAAGGATTACAGAAATTAATGGTTTAGAGTCAAGTGGTAAATCATTACTCGGTGCACATATACTTGCAGAAACTCAAAAGAAAGATGGTGTAGCAGTTTATATAGATACTGAAACAGCAGTTAGTGAAGACTTTTTACAAGTTATCGGTGTAGATA